CACGATCGGAGATCCAGCCGAAAATCCACTGGTACGCTGACCCTTGACAAGGGTATAAAGAATTGCTAGAAGGAGACCTATGATCACAGCATGAGTCAGGACCTTGAGAACCTTGACTGCCATTTGATTTTTACTAATATTATTTTCGGGCTGGACAAGAATGCGTTAAAGCCAGTAGAGACCTTTCTTTAAAAGATATAACGATGGACAATATCTCTATTGATATCGGGGGCGGAACTAACATGAGTTTGAATGATGATGAATCTCGTATACTGGATGAAATTTCTATCCAGATGCCAGAGCGAAAGCCGCCCCGGACTCCAAAGCCCCCTCGCCCCAGCCCTTTTGCGAAGCGCACGGCCGGCCCGCCACCTGTAGCACAAGATGATGGTCTCGATATGTTTATGAACCCCGGAAAGCACCACGTCGCTCCTCCGCCCGCTCCAGAGGAGTACGATGATGGCGATGGTCCTGAGGAGTACGAGGAGGATCCTCAGCAGCAGGGCGGAGGTGGCGGCGGGGCCGTTCCATCCGATGGCTACAAGACTATCGAGGATGAAAAGGCTGACTTGCTGAATAAAATTACGCGTCTCTCAAAGAAGGGTATTGCGACAAGCGCCCGTCTCACGATCTACTCGGATGTCGAAGAGATTCGAACCGAGTACAAGCGAATGACCTACAGCATCGAGGTCGATCGTTCTATCAAGTTCCAGCGCCGAATGCTCATTGCCTGTGTGACCGGCCTCGAGTTCCTAAACGACAAGTTCGATCCGTTCGATCTCGAGCTGAATGGCTGGTCTCAGAACTGTATGGAAAATGTAGAAGATTATGATGGCGTATTCGAGGAGCTCTACAATAAATACAAGACGAAGATTAGCATCGCTCCAGAGGTTAAGTTGATTATGATGGTTGGCGGTTCGGCTATGATGTTCCACCTAACCAACAGTATGTTCAAGGCGGCCGTTCCGAATGTGACCCAAGTAATGAAGCAGAACCCAGATTTGATGCGAAACATGGTAGATGCGGTGAACCGCTCTCAGCAGCAGGGCCCGGAGGGGTCCGGGCAGCCACCCCCACAGGGCCTGAAGCGCGATATGCGCGGCCCGGGCATGGACTTTGGTTCTCTGATGGGAATGATGGGCCCTCCACCGCCCCAGATGACTCGGGCCCGGGCACCAGTCGATGATGACGTGTCGGACATCGTTAGCGTCGACCTTGGCGATGGTGATACTCGGGAGGTCAGCATTGAAAAGAAGAAACGGGGCCCCAAGGCCAAGAAGAAGGAGGTGAATATCTAAAAAAATCTAGAGTTATACCAGGATGGGCATATCATATGCCCCGATAGACTATTATGAGGAAAAACCGTTGTACTATGACCCTCTCCAACTCAGACTGAAACCGCCTCCACTTCCACAAATGGACTCGACCGAATGTAATTATATTGTTATGTTTTTTGTCATTGGGGTCTTTGCGATCGCGCTATCGGACGCAATGAAATCTTAATGACAAGTATATAATGGGTCGGTACGGCTCTTTTGTTAGCTGGTATCGGCTTAAAAGTGATTCAGAACATCTGTACGTCAAGATTTCCGGTAAAGACTATCTTGACGCCCAGCCAGCAACTGCCGAAGAGGCGCTCGAAATGGCCCGAGAGACTCTCGAGGCGACCCAAGAGATTCGAGACATTCAAGCAAATGAAGGACGAATTTTGATAATTAAACTAGATATCCGAGATTGTGATATTCTCGAGTTGAACCTTATTTCTTGGTTCAAGTATTCATATACGGCCGCAAATCAAAATTTGTTTATAAAAGAGGTCCAAATTTACGGGTCTACAGGACCGCTATTCAAATATATAAGGAGCGTTTTGCCAAAATACGTCAACGAGCGTATCACTTTGATAGACACGGCTTAGCGTCCGAAACGCTCAAGAGCTGAGCTATGCTCTTATCGTATATGGCGACCTGCTGGTTAAAGAAACTGGCCGTTATAGGGCCGGGAGTGCTAACAGTCATTTAATTTTAGTCCAGAATTTAGTTGGCGTAAAGGAGTCCACCCAGACCATTCTGGATTCGCAGAATATTGTAATTTACGGCATAAAAGTAGCTCGCCCCTCCGGACAACAGCAAGAGGTTCGACCCCGTTGGGGCGACCACTCGGTAGTTGTCCAGTCGGGAAAAGTTGAGGGTTCCGGTCGGCTGGAGCTTGGAGGTATCCAAGCAATAGGGTATTATAGCGACCGGGGCCACGTAGCCCATATTGTTGTAGCCATACGGGGTATGGTAATACTGCGTCACATCCTGCCACTGAAGCATAGAGCGCGAGTCGCCGACATCCACGCCGTTAATCTGGGTCTTCAAATAGTAAGAGGTCGGGGCCGGATAACTCGCCGTCTGAGACTGCTGGTAGGCCGTCGCATAATTGTTCGAAAGGAACGCGATATACTTAACCGGCTGGGCGATGGCGATCTCCTGGTAAGATGCTGACTGAATAGAAATGCGCTGGACCTGCGTTATAAGCATGTCCTGGGGAGTCTTGGCGAAATAGTCGCGCTCGGTCTGGTCCAGGTATATGAAATTACACCAGGCCTCGTACTGGAGCTGCTGGTACGTTCCATTAAAGCCCGTCGTTGCGGCCGTTACTCCTGTACCGAGAGTCGTGGTCGGATCAATAAACTGAAGGAGAGTTCCTGTTCCCGTTGCGGTACTTGGCGCGACCGTCTGGACCGGGAAAGACACCTCTATGGCCGCTGTAACTGTTGAAGAACTGGAACTAAAAGCCCCCTGCGAAATAACCTGAACAACAGATACCGGGCCCGTGTACGCAGTTCCTATAACTTGCTGACCGACCGCAATTGGCGTGGTCCCAGTGAGAGCCGTTAGACTCAAAGTCGCGACACCCGAGTTTGTAGTCTCGGGCTGGGAAGTCGCCAACTGGGCCCGAGCCGCGACTTGTGGAACGACAAAGAACTGAGAGTACTGTGCAATTGCAGTAGTTCCTCCCGTGGCTGCTGTATATGATATACCAAAAGAGGCCGAACTGGTTCCTGTTTGGACATAACAATTTGTAATGGTCGCACCTGGATTTATGAAAAATACAGTAGCACCGAGTGTTGGCCAAGATGTTGCGGCCGCACCATTTACGGTTGTATATTGTACTGAGAGCGAAGTTGCGGTTCCGCCGGTTGTAGCAGTTGTTGGCGCCGCTGAAACCGAGCCAGCATAGTAATTTGTGGGAACAAACCAAAGACTTGTGTTTTGGTACTGTGTATCCATAGTTCCTATCGCCTTGAGAACAGGGGCGGCGCCTGCGGACGCGACCTGGAATTGATTTGTTGCGACCGAGACAAGAGTCGAAGAATAAACATTAGCCACCGTTGGCAAAAATGCGTTCTGGTTGGCTACGGCTGCAAACCCGAGAACAGACATGCCAGACGTTATAGTTCCCGATGTCGGAGCGGCTATAACCATATTGAGTATGGGATACCCGGCCGTAGCAGTCGCCGTGAATGGAGCGCCAGTAGGCGCGGCCGACCCTGTGTTTGAACCAATGACAGTTATCGTAACTGATGCGCCAGTGTCGCTAGTTATTGAGACCGCTGAAATATATGCAGTTGCATTGGTTCCAGGTGATGCCGAGTTGCCAAAACTACTCAATACTGTATTCACAAGTGGAGGGGTTCCCGAGCTGTATGTAATGGCTTGTGATGTGTAAGAAGGACCTCCCGTAGTGAAATCGATTGAGTTTGTAATACTTATATTTCCTCCCGCCGACCGATATCCGGCTAGGGTCTGTGTTCCAGATACAGTTAAAACGCCAACAGAACCAGTAGTGGATAAATATCCTGTAAAAGTTCCAGAAGTCGAACTTGTTGGCGACACCGAAACAACATATATACTTGCTGCAAGATTGGATGGAGTAAAGACGGCACCCGGGACCATCTGGAAATTTGCACCCGAATATGTGAATGTTCCGGCCGGCTGCGACCTTGAAGCAGTTGTTACGGTTACGACACCACCCGAAGCTGGATTTGAAGTTGTTCCTCCGGAAAATGACAGGGCTGCTCCATTTAAATATCCCGTACCTCCTGATGCGGATATTGAAACTACAGTTAGTACCGGGGTTAGTGTGGCACCCGAACCAGACCCAGGAGTCGCTGGTATAGTGAGACCCGAGACGGAGGTAACTCCTGAACCCTGTGTTGTTACTGCAGTACTGATAATTCCCAAAGAGGCGGACGAAAAAGTTCCACTCGTAACTGCGCCCGCAGTTAGTGTCAATCCACTAGTTGTGGTATATCCTGAACCGGGAGTTGATAAAGTTACTGAAGTTATATTACCTGAGCTATCCGTTACCGCAGTTCCTGTAGCATATGCGCCTCCAGTCGCCAGGCTGGGACCCGTAAACGTAACAGAAAGTGCAGATTGTGAGACCGGAAATCCTGTAGCAGGGGATCCAGAATTGTATGTGAATGCGGCAATTCCCATGGTTGCAGTTGCGGCTCCAGATCCTCCGAGTGTCAATGTAGGAGGGCCGGTCCACCCGGATCCGTATACCTTGGAGAAATTACCAGTTCCAGGTGTTCCTCCAAGTGTTAAAGCCAACGTCCCAAAAGATGCTGTTAAAGTGCCGGCTGCTACTCCGCCCGCGGCAGTAACTGTAGGAAGGGTAGCTGCTGTGTAAGATCCACCAGAAAACCCAGTTGCCGCTGTTAACGCACCACCAAGAGTCGCGGTAATATTTACAGTCTGAGCCGCAGCGGCTGACGAAGTGAACGGCGTCGCAGCGGTAGCCGTCGTCGCGACACCGCTCGGCGTGAATGAAGGAACGGTCGCAGTCGAACTCGCCGCAACCGAATACAACTCATAGCTCACGCGATAATTCAGGTTATTGCTCCAGGTTATGCGAATCTCGACATCATGGAACTGAAGACCGACCAGTGGAACAGACACGGACCAGTCCTTGCAAAAGAAGAATTTTAGGGGCAAAAACCCATTAAGAACATTCGTAAGACCGGTCGGATTGGTGTTGAGGTATCGGGTCGAGTAGTTCTGGGCCCCGGGAACGGGCTCGACCTGAGTCATCCAGACTATGTCCTGAGTATCTATAACCTGACCGCCGACCAAGAGCTCGAGCTTGTCAATAACCTTGGACCAATCTATACCCGGAACGAGTGAACCGGTCGAATCCTTTCCGATAAAGTACACGTAGCTCAGAAGATCGCCCTTCTTCTCAAAACGGATAGTGGAAATACCGCCCGCTACTGGAGTTCCCTGAATAATCTGACGCTCGACCGAACTTGAATAGTGCGTGTGACGCTTGTAATTTGAACGATAAAAAGAAACTTCGGGCTTCCCCGTCAACCACTCATCCTGAGAACCAGTGGCGACAAGTTGAACAACGCCACCAGACATTTAGTATTTTACGAGAAAAAAAAAGCCTACATCAAACATCGACCTTTACCGAACACTTCCGACTTTTCCTCCGGTCCATTGGTCTCGAACCCACATTCGACATACACCTTTTGGCGCTTCCTGAACATCGAGTGGAACACCGACCAGTTATCGACTATGTCAAATATTAGAGGAAAATTAACCTTTCCGGGAGTCTCTCGCATTATTCGGCCTATGGACTGCTTGATATCGGATCTGGGCGTAGCCAAAATAACGGTATCCAGCACTGGGATATCAAGGCCCTCCTGAGCCAACTGAAATGTCGCCAGGACGACTGATTTTTGGGATGAAATGAAGAGGTCCGGTTCTTTCATGCCTCCGATGTACAATCCCGACTTAGAACCAAGTCTTTCATGTAAGTAAAAGCAATGTTCTCTTCGGTCCGTCAGCACAAGTATTCTTCTATTATCACGGAGTGCGACGTCAATGGTATCCAGGATGATCTCGTTTCTTCTGACCAAGAGAGTCAGGATGGAGACCATCTCGGCCATGTTAATTTTTCCAAACCTCGATACGGGTGGTGCCTGACTGAACGCTTCGTCCGTATAATTAATAATCTTAACTTTGGTCGTTTTTTGGTTGGTCCGTTCGACCCGGAAGAACTCGGGTCCGAGGAACCAGTACAAAAGCCGCGTCAGCCCATCTTTCCGTTCGGGCGTCGCAGTCAGTCCCAGAGTGTATCGAGGACAAATTTTGAACATGAATTGAGAGAAGGCCGGAGCCCCAATATGGTGCGCCTCATCGACGATCAAGAAACCGAATGAGTCAAAGGCATCCTTGGGAAACTCCCTCTGACACATAGTCTGTATCATAGCTATAACAAAGTCCTTTTCGATATCAAATACATCACCCTGGACCCGACCTACAGTTGCGCCCGGGCAAAAATCGTTGATTCGGTCCCTCCACTGGTTCGCCAAAAACTCTTTGTGGACCACAATCATAGTCCTGAGTTTCAGGTGTCCCGCAAAGGCCAGTGCGGAACAGGTCTTTCCGAATCCGGGAGGCAATGAAAGAACCCCGCCCCCTTTTTCTTCAAAGGCGCAAAGTCCCGCATCAAAAGCTTCGAGCTGGTTGGTCTCCTTTCGCAATTTTCCGACAAAATTAATGTTCCGAGCATCAACAGGAACTTTACGGGTATCTTTGGTGGGGGAACCGAAGCGCTCAAGGCCAAAGTACCTTGGACAAATGATCGATTGTTGCCCGGACACACCCCTCCATACTTTGAATGAGGGTGATTGAATACCGATCGCATTTTCTATTGGTCGAACTGTTAGTTCTTTTTTTATTTCGGAATTTGAATCAACGATAAGTCCGTACCGTGAAAGAGTTCCCATTTCCTATTTTACGTTAAATTTTTCTAAGTGTAAATTAATGGTAGACTACACCGTAATGTCTGACAGTGATATTAGGGATTTCTGTCTCAAAAAGTTCAAAGGTGATGCGGTCCAGACGCCCGCATGCATCAAGGGAGCCCTCCAGCTCCAAGCCCACGAACAAACTTTGCCGTATTCGACAAAACCCCCAGCACCCGCGCCAGCCCCAGCGACCTCTGGATATTGTGCCGAGGGTTCAGTCTGCGGAACTCCCATGTATGGGCTCCAGGCATGGAAATGGGCCGTACTATTTGTCACTCTGCTGCTAACATTCAATGGTTTTGAGAGAAAGTAGGACCAGGTGTTCCCCATGACGCTTTTCAACTTGGACCTCCACGGTCTGCCCTGAATTTAGATCCTGAATTGGAACTATCCCATCAATTTCAGCCATGACTCTCCCATACCGGAAAGGAATTTTGATCCTAAATTGAGTCTTGTCAGACAGGACCTCTATATACTTTCGGCCCCCATGATCATAAAACGGGACCTGGATAGTTCCTCTAATTTTCATGTAAAATATGTCATTTTTTTCCCTAAGTAATTGTATATGGAAAAAAAGGACATTGCTCTGATCATTTTAGGTATAGTTCTTTTTGTCTTGTTTTACAGAAAGTTCTTTGTCTCGAGTTCTGGGTTCTGGCCATTTCCAGACCAGTATGCGAACTTATTTCCGATCCCAAATTTTCCAAAAAATATGAAACCTGATGATGCCGAAAAATTATACGATCAGACTTCATTGACATTTTCGACAACTTTGGATCAAAAAGTAAACTCCGGCCAGGATCCGGATGGTAAACTAACTCTCGCGGGACACAAAGCTCTTACGGACCTGGGTTCGGCCTATCTAAAGTACACACTGGCCCTTCCAAAGTCTGTGGCTCCAGGGCCCCAATAATTTTAGAACTAAATATAAATGGCAGGAGTTTTGGGAAGAGAAGGCGGAGAACTTCTAGGAAAGGATCTAGGAAGGACGGCCGGTGAGGACATCGGAAAAGAGGCTGGAAAGTTAGCCGCCGAGGACGCCGGAAAAGAGGCTGGAAAGTTAGCCGCCGAGGATGCCGGAAAAGAGGCTGGAAAGTTAGCCGCCGAGGATGCCGGAAAACAGGCCGGAAAGGCCGCCGCCGAAGATGCCGGAAAAGCCGCCGCCGAAGATGCTGCCAAAGCCGAATCAAAAGCGATGGCAAAAGGAGTCGGAAAATTTACAAAAGAACAAATTACAGATGCCGCAAAGAAAGCGGCTCTTCTTGGCATAGCCGGCCTGGGGGCCTACACATACCTCAATGCAAAAGAAGAGGCCGACAAAAGCAACAGTACTCCTCGTACTATAACTAAAATAGAATCCGTTCCGAGTCTCTTGGGCGGAAGCACGACCTATAAGATTTCGTTCAGTCCGGCTCTTAAAATTTATAAAGCAGATTCTATATCTATTCAGGATTCGAAAACGCAGCCCAACATCGACGGGGCCCAGACTATTTCGGACTCTCTGAGTGATAGTCAAATTACGATTCAGGTGCCGAGTACCCTGACGGATACTACGGCCGGGGGCGTTATTCACGTCCAGACAAGTATTTCGAATCAGGCAAATGGCGATATAGCCAAAGAATCACAGGCCGTTGGGGGTATTCTTGGAGATCTCGGAGGGGGTCTCGGGTCCATTCTTGGCGGACTTTCGCAGGGAATGGGAACTGTGTTGACCGCAGTATGTGCATGTGTTATAATTTGCATTATAATATTCCTCATAATGAAACTACTCCCCACCAGTTCCAAGTGATCTCGGCGCTCCAGTGCTAACGCCCGCGGCTTTTCCAGCCGAGTCAATGGCCATATTGGCCAGACTACTTGTTCCGGTCGCCACGACTATAGTATTGGTAACTAATGCCATTCCGGCCATTGCGACGCCCAGACCTTCGATATTTCCATCCCGAATAGAGTTTATTCCATCCTGAACGTGCCGACCCAAATCACTGTTCTTAAAGTCTTGATCGGACGTTGTTGCGAACGGAGCGGTACGTTTTCTTGGGAAAACCCTGTAACTCGTCCCCTTGGGAGGTCTGGAATACTGGTCTGCAATGACTGTCGGTTTTGGAGACATACATATACCGCCCAGAGTTCTCTTGAGATATTTCGAGCCGCCCCAAGACGGGTCATCGCAACGCTTATAACATCTGCCCGCCTGCTTATCAGTGCGCGTACCGGGTTTCCAGGACCCATCCGCGTTCTTATCATCGGCCGTTCCACAAACTCCAATTTCAATTTTAGATCTACTTGGCTGAATCCCTGGGTGCGAAATAGCATA